GTGGGAACGTACTGAAATTGGGGCTTGACAACGCGCGCGGGTTGTGGTATAGTGTAACTGTAATCGATATTCACTCACTTATGAGGAGGCTCAAGATGGCAACTGTACGTGTATGGAGCGGTTACGTTTCGACCATTGACGCTCGTGTTCGGTGGGTCGAGTTCGACGGAAAGTTTCTCGGTGGAATGATATACACGGCGAACGGGCGCGCTTGCGAGCGCGCGTTCTACGAAGCAGACAACGGTATGGTTGTGGTTCACGATGTCCAGCGTGGGACGTGGAGCGAAGGCGGTTATACATACGACCAAAGCATTATTTACCTCTACACGAACGTTGAAGATGCGTGCGTGAACTTCAACGTAAAACTGAATAACCTCGACGCAACAAGCCGAAGTTTCGGCGAGCCGCATCACATCGACCCCGAAACCGCGCGTATATACTCATACACTTTGGAAGAGTACATCACCGAGTTTGAGATTTGCACCACACATCCCTTTGCGTAACGAGCGCCAGGCGCGGCTGCGAACCCTTGCACGCCGCGCCTTCTACTACAACGAAAGGAAGAGACACTATGTCGAGCACGGAACTTGCGCGCTTCTTGGATGTGGCGCTTGACGTTCAAGCGCCGCCGTATCCGGGCATTCACGTTGACTTTGGATTGATGGTGGCCAGCAACGGTGTAATGCTGGTCACCAAGAGGTTTGACGACAAGGTGTTCCTCCGAGGCAAGGGCGCTATCTCACCGAAGGCGGCGAAGGTGCTCGTTGCGCTGGTGGAGGCGACGTACATCGGAAGTATTGAAGTGAACGGCAACCGGATGACCGTAACCGCCCAGAGTACGTGGTATGATGAGAAAGCCGGGGCGGAAGTGGCGGGCGGGTACCGAGAAGTGACGTTGCCGGAACTCTACTGCCGTCAAATCCCGATCAAGCGAATGGTCGAGGTGCTAGACGACAAGGCGTTAGGATGGGAAGTTCTTCCTCTTTCAAGCAATCCGAAACTGAAGACGCTGAAAGAAGCCAACGCGAAAGACTACGTTGCGTTGGTAGATAGCCCGCACGGCGGGTATGAACTCTTTCGCTTGAGGAACATCGACGACGCACACTGGTACAGCGTCGCCCAGTTGCGGTGCGGGCTTCGACTGTTCGGGAAGCACTCATCCTTGATCGTGCGGCGAAGCAAAGACGGGTGGTTGGCGTTCAGCGATCAGTTGGGCTATACGTTCGCAATCACTCCGTTCGTCAAGCGCGACTAGTCTCCAACGCAAGAGCCAGAACCGCCGGACGCGCGTCCGGCGGTTTCTGTTTGTTCAGCAGTGTCACAACACCGTATAGAAAGAAAAGAAGATAATGTGTTGTGACGACGGCGCGCGGGTTTGACGATTCGGCGCGCGTGTGGTATACTGGCGGCGTAGTCGATAATCAGAAAGGAGTACACCGATGTCGAAACGACGATCTCAACCAAAGCCCCAACCGGCGCGTGAAATCGTTATCGCCTCCGGTCAAGACTACCGCATTTTGTTCGACCGCGAGACGCGCGACTACGCGGTCGAGTACCGCGGCGAGCCGGTCGGCTGGCGACCGACCGAGGCGGAAGCGCGCAGACTGGTTGAGGCGCTGCGCTACGAGGACGCGAAGCGCGCGTAACAGACGATAGAGGAGACTCGAAATGCGGCGCAAACTACCGAGGTATGAAATCTGGATCGGGGAAGAGTATAAGGAACACGAGATACTCGAAATCCGCGCCGAGAGGCTCGGAGAGTACGTGGACAGAGGCGAACGGCGCAGTCTCATCTACCGCGTATACCGGAAGGCGAACGGCAACATACTCGTCCACGTCTACGACCGGGCGGACGTTCCCGGAGAGATCGACCGCGCGTCGTTGTTCTGGTACGAAGATCTGGAAAATGCGGCGCGGGATTTCCGACCGGCGCTTCATAGGATGAACCTCATCTGACCAACACAACCCTCAAACCCCGCGCCCGCGAAGCGCGGGGTTTTTGTTTCCTCCGCCGCCGCGCCGCTGTCACAACACCTCGTCTTCTTTTCTTTCTATACGGCGTTGTGACACCCGCGCCGCCGCGATCTGGTGTACGAAAACGCGGCGCGTTACCGGTATAATTAGAATGAGCGGGTACACATCGCTCGCAGAAAAAGAGGAGTAGGAGGAGGAGATGAACCTTCCCTTTTCGCAACCGCTGGATAAGATCACCTACGGCGCGTTGGCCGCCGCAACCGTCATCATTCTCACGTGGGCGCTGCGTGAGTTCGTAGGGATCGACTTGCCGTCAGAGGTACAGGCGGCGCTGGCGGTCATCTTCGGCTACGTCGTCTCGTATCACATTCCGCTAAGTGAGGTTGAGGCTAAAGCAATCGCTCAGACGTTCTACCGCAAATGACCGTTGACGAACTGCTGACAGACGAAGCCCGCGCTGCGGTGTTGCGTGCGCTGTTTATGATCGTTGTCAACGACAACGAGCCGGCAAGCGCGCGCGTCGCTGCGGCGCGGTTGTTTCTGTCGCAGTTCGAGGAACACCCGAACGCCGATCAGAGCGTACTGGTGATCGTTGATGAGGCGGCGTTCGTCAAAACGGTATGAGATACGCTTGCCCCAATTGCACGCCGACCAGCGCGCCGTTGTGGAACAGACCCGCGACGCGCGGTTTGTGCATCTGCGCGCGGGGCGGCGGTGGGGGAAATCGCACTTATTGGCGCGAATGTTGGTCGAGGCGGCGTTGGTGCACCGACAGACGGTCGGGTATTTCGCGCCGACCTACAAACTGATGCTGCCGGTGTGGGAGCAGACGCGCCGCGTACTGCGCGTGCCGGTTGCGGAAGAGTACAAGGCGGAACGGCGGATTGACACAACGACCGGCGGGCGCGTCGAGTTCTGGTCGCTCGACAACGAGAACGCGGGAAGGTCGCGCGGGTACGATCTGATTGTGGTGGACGAGGCGGGGTTGGTGCGCAATCTCGAAACAATCTGGCGCGAAAATCTGATCCCCGCACTACTTGACCGGCGCGGGCGCGCGATCCTCGCCGGGACGCCGAAAGGGCGAGGGGATTTCTGGCGTATCCACCAGAGCGCGCTTGACGACCCGCGCTGGGCGACGGTTCGGCGTTCGACCAACGACAACCCGCGTCTCGATCCGGCAGATATTGCGCTGCTGCGATCTGCAATGACCGAACGCGCCGCTCGTCAAGAACTCGACGCCGAGTTCTTAGATGACGGCGGCGCAGTGTTCCGCAACGTTCGCAGTTGTGTCGGCGAGATCGCACGCAGCGGCGAGGCGGCGATTATCGGCGTTGACTGGGGGCGCTACGAAGACGCAACCGTATTTGCCGCGCTCGATCCGCAGACGCGCTGCGTTGTTGACGTTGAGCGTCTGGTTGATGTGGATTTCGCAGCGCAGCGCCGCGCTCTGGTCGCATTCTGGAAGCGCAACGGCGGCGGCGCGGTGATCGCCGAAGCGAACAGTATCGGCGCGCCGAACATCGAAGAGTTGCAGCGCGCCGGGCTGCCCGTCCAGGCGTTTACGACGACCGCAGCGACAAAACCGCTGCTGATTGACACCCTCGCGCTGGCGCTGGAGCAGCGAACGATTGTGCTGCCTGCGCTGGAGTGGCTGCTCAACGAGTTAGAGATGTTCAGCGTCGATATTTCCGCGTCCGGTCGCGCCCGCTACAGTGCGCCGGAAGGCTGTCACGACGACGGCGTGATCGCGCTGGCGCTGGCGGTCTGGGGCGCGGCGCGCGGCGCCGAGGTGTTGTTTGATGTCTAAAGCGGTTGCACAACTGGTGCTGTCGCAGAGCGAGCGCTACGACATCAAAGCGCTCAATCTTGAGGATTTTCTTCCAACCGCGTGGACGGGCGTATTTACCGGCGACGGTGAAGCGGTCGATGCGGAGACGGCGTATGAGCGCGTCGCGGTGGTGCGGACGGCGGTGACGTTGCGCGCCAACGCGCTGGCGTCGCTGCCGTGGGAGATTACGACGCGACGCGGTACGCTGGTCGCATTCGACGCCGAGCGACTGGCTGCGCTCATTCGCGGGATTGAGATTGATTTGTGTCTCTACGGCGCAGCGTATCTGCTGCGCGATCCGGCAGCGCCGCTTGGTCTCCGCCGTCTGCACCCGCGCACCATCTCGCCCATCACCGACGCGAAGCGCGGGCTGGTCGGGTTCACCCGCCGCGTGAACAACACAGAAGTGCGGCTTGAACCGGAAACAGAACTACTGCACATCTGGGAACCGTCTGTAAGAAGCGAAGTCGAACCCGGCGTCGGGCTGGTGACGACCGCACTGACGCAAGCCCGCGCACTGCTGGCTGCCGAGCGCTACCAGACGGCGTACTTCGAGCGCGGCGCTGTGCGCCCGACGGTGTGGATGTTCGCCCAGCGCCCGACCGACGCCGAGCGGTCGCGGTTCGAGCAGTGGTTGCGACAACTCGTCAGCGGCATTCGCAATGCGTTTCGGCATTTGGCGCTGTCGAGCGAGATAAAGACGGTGACGTTGGGAGACAAACTTTCCGACGTTATTCAGCCGGAACTGCTCCAGCGCGCGGCGGAATTGATGTTGACTGCGTTCCAGGTTCCGATGTCGTTGGTCTTCAGCAACGCCAGCAACTACGCGACCGCGCTGCGCGACTACCAAACGTTTGTTCTTCTCACAATACTGACCAGAGCGCGCGAAATTGCGGCGATGCTGCAACCGCATTTTGCCGCGTACAATCAGATTTTACGCTGCAACGAGGCGCGCATCGACGCGGTGCAGAACTCGGAGTTGGAGAAGGCAGAGGCGATCCAGCGCCTGACCGGGCAGCCGGTGTTGACGCTGAACGAAGCGCGGGCGCGGCTTGACCTCCCGCAATTCGTCGAAGACGAAGCGGATCAAGACTTGCTTCGTCTGCGTAACCGGCTGGCGATTGCGCGGGAAGCAGTTGCTGCCGGTCTCGATGTGAGAACAGCGCTGCGGCTGGCGGGCGTCAACGGCGCGGTACCGGAGGAAGACGCAGCGAAAGCGCTGAAGAAAGACGATGCCGAACCGGAACTGATGCCGCACGAGGTGCAACTGTACCGCGATCTCAAGCGCGCGTTTCAGCAACTACGCCAGGTGATGCTCGACGGTGCAGACGAGATTACGGCGCAGATGTTCAACGAAGCGCTGTATCCGGCGATGCGCCGCAATATCGAGACGATTGCGCGGCTGTTTGCAGACGAGATGCGGGTTGAGGTTGGTGTTGCGGTCAACGTCGATGCGCTGCTTGCGGACTGGGCGGAGGAAGCGACGCGCCGCCAGGTGGAAGAGTTGCTCTATCCGTACACGCGCGACTATATCGCCCGCGCGGTTGCTGCTTGGCGACGGATGCCGGGGGCGGATCGCGCCGAACTCATCCAGATGATAGAACCGGTCGTTGGAGCGAAGCGTGCCGAGACCGTCGCCATCACCGCCGCGACCGAGGCGGCGACCGCGGGCGTGCGGGCGTATCGTGAAGGGATGCGCGCAGAGCATAATCTGGAGTATGTGATGATTTGGGAGACCGCCAACGACGAGCGTGTGTGCCCGATCTGCGGCGCGCTCCACGGCAAGCGCGAGGACGAGTGGGGCGGGCGGAGCGGGCCCCCGGCGCACCCGCGTTGTCGGTGCGGCGTCAGACTGGAGCGGGTAAATGCGGGTTAGCGTCTCTGTCGATCTCGACAACGCATTGCGCAAACTGCTGCCTCGTTCGGCGCAGATTGAGGCGGCGCTTGACGCGGGTGCGGCTGCGGCGCACGGCGTGATGCAGGTCTACCCGCCCCCGCCCGCCGGATCGCGGTATCGAAGGACGGGCAATCTGCGGCAGAAGTTGCGGATCAAGAAACTGTCGAAAACATCGAGGATCGTCGAGAACACCGCATCCTACGCGCGGTTTGTGTACGGAATGCCGCAAGCGCGCGTCCATCGCGGGCGCTGGGCGTCGGTGCGGGACGCGGCGGAAGCGGCGAAGAAGGAAGCGCTTGCGGTGCTGAAGGAGAGGGGGAGGTGAGAGATGGAGTGGCAGACCGCGCCCGGCGCGGCGTTGAAAGCGGTCGAGACGGGCGACGTTGAGGGGTTGCTGGTGGTGTTCGGCAATCCCGACGCAACCGATCTCGAAAACGAGTTTTTCACGAGAGATACCGACTTCGGGCGACTGCGCGAAACCCCGATCTGGCTCAACCACGCGCAACCCGTCAAAACCGCGTCGGGGGTGATTCTCGTTGAAGAGCCAATCGGCTACGGCGCGCTGGAGATCACCGATGAGGGCGTTATCATTCGCGGTTTACTCGACGCGAAATATCGCTACCTCGCCCAGATCGCGCCGGAGATGGGCTGGTCGAGCGGGACGGCGGCGCATCTGGTAATACGTGAAGCGGTCGGAAAAGCGACATTCATCAAACGCTGGTTGCTGGGGTTGGACGCGAGTATTACGCCGACGCCCGCAGAGCCACGCACAATGCTGAGGAATACGTATCGGTTAGTCATCAAGTAGGAGGAGACGAAGGAGATGACGGAAATCGTAATGAACCAGTCGGAACTCGCTGCCGAGATCGCCGCGCGACTGCGTGAGGAAGTGGCTGCTGCGGTCAAGGCGCAGAACGTCGGGGTGGCAACAAGCGCACCCGCAGCGGAAGACGACGCATCGTTCGGCGATTTCTTGAAGTGTGTTGCAACCAACGACGTTCGGCGATTGCGTGCGGTCTACAAAAGCAGCAAGGCGCTTGACGAGACCTCCGGCGCAAGCGGTGGGTTTCTGGTGCCCACTCAGTTCGAGGAGCGTATCCGCGCCGTCGGCGCGCCGATGCTGTTCGACCAGTTGGTCGCCGCCGGGCGCGGTCCGCTGGTGCTGCGCACCAATGCCGCCGAATTAGCGCTGCCGGTGTTGGAGCAAGACCAAGCACCGAACGTCGAGAGCAGCGCGCTGGTGGGCGGCGTGCGGCTGGTCTGGCGCGAACAGAGCGCTAATGTTCAGGAGAGCGAGCCGAAGTTTGAGCAAAGGATTTTCCGCCCGCACGCGGCAGACGCCTACGTTGCCGCAGCGACGGAACTCATCACCGACGCGCCGCAAGCGCTTGAGGATACGCTGGTGTCGCTGTTCGGGCGCGCCTACGCGGTGCTGAAAGCGCGCGTGATGCTGCGCGGCACCGGCGTCGGGCAACCGCGCGGGATCGTCGGGCACCCGGCGGCGATCAGTGTGACGCGAGCAACGGGCGGTACGCAAGTCGAGAACGACACAAACACTATTCTGCAAATGATCCAGCGCCTGCTGCCCGGCAGCGCAACCGCCGTCTGGATCGCCCATCCGTTCTGGAGGGCGCGGTTGATGGCGACGCGGCTTGCGGAAACGCTGCTCTATACGGTCAACGGACAGTCGCTGGTGTACGGCGATACGCTTGCCGGTATCCCGATTGCCTACAGCGAGCATCTGCCGAAGGTGACCAGCGCCGGATCGCTCATCCTCGCCGATCTCTCGTACTACGCAATGGTGGAACGCGCATCGTTCAGCGTCGCGTTCAGTGAGCACGCGCGCTTCCTCAAGCGACAATCGGTGTGGCTGTTCGGGGTGCGGATCGACGGCGCGCCGCTCGTCAACGCGCCGCTGATTTTGGCGGACGGCGAGGGGAACAACACTGTTAGTCCGTTCGTCGAGATTGCTGCCGGGTCGCAGTAAGCGGGGCTGTCACAACACAGTATAGAAATAAAAGAAGATGCTGTGTTGTGACACTGCAGAAAGACACCGGCGGCGGGGAGTACTACGTTTGGGTGAGGCGGACTGTCACAACACTGCATAGAGATAAAAGAAGATGCGGTGTTGTGACGGCGGTTACGGAACAACGGTTGAACACACAACGGGCGCTGTCACAACACGCTCTATAAATAAAAGAGATGCAGGTGTTGTGACGGCGCACGAGAGGAGGAGCATACGATGCTTGTTCAGGAGACCATCCAACCACTGCTGCGTTACTTCAACGCAGCGGCTTCCGGGGCGGATACGCCGGTTGTCAGCATCGCGAATGCGCAGGCGGTGCGTATCGTTGCACACACCGGGACGGTGACCGACACCGCGTCGTTGCAAGTGCACGTCAACGACACAAACAACACAAACAACTCGACGCAGTTGACGGATAAGGGGATTGCAACGCTGGCGTCTAACCGCACCTACGAGATTTTCGTTACCGGTGCGGAGGCATACGCAGCGAAAACGCACGCATCGCATATGTTTGTACGCATCGCCGGAACGGGTACGGCGCAGATTGCGATTGAGATTTCGGCGTTCCCCGGGCGCGACATTCCGGCTACGCTGCCGACCGGCTGGACGCGCGTGTTGTGAGGTGACGGATGTACGCGACGCTGGCGCAACTCAAGACGTATCTCGCCGTCACATCAACCGCAGACGATGCGCTTCTGACCGATCTGCTCACACGCGCAACTGCGGTAATCGACCAGATGACGCGCAAGACGTTTAGTGCACCGGCGGCGACATCCCGGACGTTCGGACGCGCGGTGATGCTGTGGGACGCGCAGTTGAAGCGGGATTACTTACTGTTGCCGTCGGGTGTCTACATCGCGCAACTCGTCGGCGCGGCAGACGGCGACAGTGTAGCGATCCCGCTTACCGAAATCGACACGCACCCGCCCGACGCGCCGTACACCGTCCTCGCGCGGCGCGATAAGCGCTGGTGCAGCGCATCACAACAAGCGACGATCACCGCGCGCTGGGGCTACAGTATCACCCCGCCCGCCGATATTGTTCACGCGACGATACGTCTGGCGGCGTGGATGTACCGCCAGCGGGGGACGGCGAACGACCCGGATCGCCCGACGGTCGCCGACGGCGGATTGGTGCTGCTGCCGTCGGCGCTGCCGGACGACGTACGCGCGATACTGGAGCGCTACCGCGATGTCGTATAGTACGGTTGTTGACGTTATCGAATTGCTGGCGGGGCTGGAGGTGCAGTACAACAACGCCGTCGTTCCCGTTCGGCGGTTATCAACGCAACCGAATTGGTCAGACGCCGCGCAGTTGCCGGTGCGGATTATTCCGACGCTCGGCGGGCTGCGGTTGGTGGAAGGCGGGGTGTACACCCCCACGCGCGCGACGCGGGCGGTGTGGGAGATTGACGATCTTTTACTCGTGCGCGACGTTGGAATGGGGCGCGGCGTTGCGGATACGGCAACGGCGCTGGTTGACTATATCGAAGACTACGTTGCACGGCTGCGCTTCGCGTGGTTGACACGCGGCGACGTGCAGTTGCTCAACGTGAACGGAATAGTGGACGTAGTACGATACGGCGAGCGGGCGTATGAGGGCGTTGCGATGACGACGCGCTTCGCGCATCTCATCCGCGCGCCGTCGGCGTAGGAGGTTCGTAGATGTCACACTCTGGAGTTATTGCCGGGCTTTACGCGGGGAACTTCGCGGTCGAGATTTCGACCGACAACACAACCTGGACGGCGGTTTCAAACGCGAACGTCAAAATTGACGACGTTGAGCTTTCGCGCCCAAGCGGTGAGGCGTACGTTGGCGGTTCAAGCGATTATGCGACGGTGACCGTCGGTAAACGCGAACCGATCGAGATTACGCTGACGTTTCTGTACAACGAGGATACGAATTCTGCGGCGAATACGATCTTTGATCAGTTCCAAAGCGCCTCGCCGCGCCTCGGTGTGCGTTGGTCGCCGCGCGGTCTTGTCGGTTCGGCGCGGGCATACGGAACGAGCAACGACGGCGGAACGTCGTTTGGCTTGGGGGTGATTACCAACGTCACACTAAGCGCTCTTGACCCAAGCGACGCCGAACCCTACGTCGCAATGGTGACGGTGCGAACACCGTCGCTGCGCCGGTACACGCTTGGATCAAGCCCGACCAACCTCAATCCAGCGCCGTAAAAGGAGGACAATATGACGACACCGGCAGAGATTTACGACATCGAGGCAATTCGCGTAGACCGCAACGCGCTGACAATCCGTGAAGCCACAAGTGTGCTCAACAACGAGTTGACTGCGCCGGTCGTTGCGCGGCTGGTGCGGAAGGCGATTGGGGATCAGGCGGATCGGTTTCCACTGCGGGCGCTGAAGGCGGTGTACGAACGGGTGCTGCCGCAGATTTTCGAGCCAAACGAGGCGGTGCGGTCGCGGGTGGCGGGGCTGGTTCCCGCAGTCGGCGAGATCACCCTCGGTGAGTATCACGAGTTTCTCGACGCGAGTGAACGGAAGGTCGCGTTTCCCGAAGTCGCCAAAACGTTACTCGTCAAAGCATACGGCGAAGGCGTTCTAGAAGAACCGTATGCCGCTGCCGCGCTGCTGCTCAAAAAGATTTTCGACGCAATCGGCGACGAGGGAAACGAGTAGCGCGGGCGACGGCGCTGGGGTTGCTCGACCTCGCGCCGCTGCCCGTCGCGTATACCGAACTGGTACTGTGCAGAGACATCTACCACTGCCCGCCCGACGTACTTGACCGTCAACCGCTTCGGCGCGTGGCGCAGCACCTTGCTGCGCTGCGCGCAGAGCGGCGGTATCAGGCGCTGGTCGCGGCGCATCGGCGGAAACGTTGATGAGTGATGTCGTCATCAAACTGAGCGCAGTTGACGCCGCAAGCGGTATTTTGGAGCGCGTCGCCCAGAACGTGCGCGGCGTCGGGCAAGCCGCAAGCGCGCAGCACGGTGCGTTCGGCGCGCTGGAGCAGGTGGCGGTCGGCGCGCTGCGGCAGATCGGCGCGGCGGCGGTCAATCTCGCCACAACGGGGATCGCCGCGCTTGGCGATCAACTGCGTTCAAGCATTGACGTTGCGGCGACGTTCGAGAGTGCGCTCTATAAGTTCCAGGCGGTCGCAGGCGATTCGTTGACGAAGGTGGGGCTGTCGTTTGATGACGTGAAGGCGAAGGCGCTTGCGTTGGGTTCGTCAACGCAGTTCAGCGCACAACAGGCGCTGGACGCAATGACGGAACTGATAAAAGGCGGCGTCAACGTTAAAGACGTAATGGGTGGCGCGACGGATGCGACGCTCGCACTCGCTGCCGCTGCGCAACTCAACCTCGCGAACGCCGCGACGATTGTGGCAAAACAACTCGGCGTCTGGGGCGAAACCGGCGTAACCGCCGCGAACGTCGCCGACCTTCTCGCGTCTGCGGCAAACGCGAGTACGGTTGACGTTGAGGAACTTGCGCTCGGTCTGGCGAACGTCGGCGGAAGCGCAAAAGTCGCCGGATTGTCATTTCAAGAAACCGTTCAGACGATGGCGCTGATCGCGCCCTCATTCAGCAGCGCTGCCGACGGCGGCACGTCGCTCAAAACCTTCCTTCAGCGCTTGATCCCAACGACTAAAGACGCGACGGAAATGATGATCAAGTTGGGCTTGGCAACGAAGGACGGGAAGTCGAAGTTTTTCGACGCCAAAGGTGCGTTTATCGGAATGGAGAAGGCGGCGAAACTGCTGCACGACGCAACAAAAAATCTAAGCGACGAGCAGAAGTTTTTGGCGTTGAACACCATCTTTGGGACAGACGCGATCCGCGCAGCGGCGGCGATTGCGAACGCGGGCGCGGAAGGCTACAACGAGATGGGACAGGCGATGAAGGACGCGGGCGGCGCGGCGGCTGCTGCGGCGATAATGCAACAAGGCTACGGTTACACACTCGACCAGTTCAACGCCGCCGTTGAAACGCTGCAAATCACCGTCGGCAGCGCGCTGTTGCCGCATCTCACGCAGTTAGTCGCGGCTGCGGCGGAAGGCGTCAACACCTTCACCGCCTGGGCTTCCGGCATTCTAAACGCCGCCGATCCCGTCGCGGCGTTGGCGGCGCAGATCGGGTTGGTCGGGGTGACTACCGGCAGCGTGCAGCAGACGGTCGCCGTTGCTGCGGCTGCGATCTTCGCAGCGTGGGGCACGCTGAGCGCCGCGCTTGCGCCGTCTACGCAGGAGGCGTGGAGCGCGATTCAGTCTACCGCCCAGACCGCGCTTGCAGCGGTGCAGCAAGCGGTGAAGGCCGCAACTTCGTTTGTGGTGAAGATTTGGAATGCGCACGGTGCGGATATTCTTGCGTTTGCGAAACGAACGTGGGAAGGGATTATGGGTGTCGTCACCGCAGCGGCGCGGTTCGTTCAGGCGGCGATTGAGGCGTTGACGAAGGCGGCGCAGTGGGTGTGGTGCAATTTCGGAAACGAGATTACCACAATCGCGAAGTTCGCGTGGAACCAGATCAAGATACTGACAGATACCGCGCTTACTGTGCTGCGCGGACTATTTGAAGCGGGAACCGCACTGTTACGCGGCGACTGGGACGCAGCGTGGGTAGCAATCAAAAATATTGCAGAAACGCTGTGGAACGGGATAAAAGCGTCTGCGGAAAATCTAATGAATACACTCTCGTCTCTGTTTCAGACGCTCTACCCGCGTTTGGAAGCGGCGTTCCGTTCGGCAATCGAGGGCGCGGCGTCTTTGGGCGCGGCGCTGATCGACGGAATACGCAGCGGCGTGGAGAGCGCGGCGCGCAGGTTGGTAGAGGAGGTGGTGAATGCAGTAACGTCTGCGCTCGATGCGGCGAAGCGGGCGCTCGGCATCAGCTCGCCGTCGCGCGTTGCGGCGAAGGAAGTGGGGATGCCGCTTGCGGAAGGCGTCCTACGCGGGCTGACCGAAGGGTTAGTCCCACTCCCGCTGCTGACGCGCGACGCGGTGACGCAACCGCCTCCGGCGTCGGCAACGGTCAACGTCGGCGGCATCACCGTCAACGCCGCGCCGGGAATGGACGAGCGGCGGGTTGCGACGTTGGTACGCAGCGAAATCGATAACCTCACGCGGTTAGCGAGGTTCGGGAGGGTATAATGCGCATACGACAGATCGGGTCGTTCGATTTTAATGCGGATACAAATATCATTGTGGACGCAACCAATCAAGACGCGCCGGGTATCGGGTTTCGCGTTAGCAAACTCTGCGACCCGCAACCGTTTTCGGTCGAGATCGCGTTCCGCCGCACAACGCGCCAGCAGGCGCTGGACGCGGTAAGCAAACTCGCGCGTGAACTGTACAGTTATGCGCAGCGGCGGCGGGGGTTTCCCGCAATTGCGGGCGGCGCGGTTGTGTTCGCGGAGGACGCAACCGGAGGCAAGTCAATGTACGCGTTGCTGCACGACGGCGGTGTGACGCTGCTGGGCGTCGAGGCGACCGCAACCGGTGTGATTGCGCGGGTGCGGGTAACGGGGATATTGAGCAATCCGTTTCTCGTTTTTCCGGTTGTATCTACTATACTGTTTTCAATGCGCCCGTATGAGCGCCGCATCATCACGCTGATGGGATCGAACGATGCGTATCTCTACAAGAGCGGTCTGCTCTATGATGAGGTCGCAAATATGACGGGACTTTACAACGCGTTGATCGCGGTTGAGGCGCTGGAGAGCGCGACGGCGTCAAGTCGCATTCGAGCAATTAGCCCGGCATCCGCCACCAGCGGAATTGAGCTGCAGAATTGGACCGTGGGCGGGGAGATGTTGACGCGCGCGAAGTTCACGTCTGCAATAGACGGAACAATTACGTACACGATCCCAGATTCCGTAACTTCGGCTCCTTACGACGTATACCGCTTGTTCATCGAGATTTTCTGCCCCACGACACCATCGGCAAACGCACGTTATACCATAAGTTGGGACGGACAACCGCAGATCGCCGAAACAATCAGCGGGGATCGCTCGTGGTATACGCCTGCGCTGTTTGTACGCAATACCATAGTGGCTACGCAACTAACCCTCAACATCCAAAACGTACCGACCAACACGTTGGTGATGCCGCTCGTTTTGATTCCAACCGACGGCGCTGCGGTCTGGAACGTTATTACGCAGCCGACGCTGCAGAAGTTTGAAGTGGCAGACCCGAACCGCTCCCCTTGGAGTCCGTTCAACACAACCCCACCCGGAACCATCTACGGCCCGCCGTGGTTTGTTTCAAGTCGCTACGTCGCGGTGTTCAACGGTGTTATGGCACCGACAATCACAAGCGCGTCTGCAACGTTGAGCATCCTTTCGAGTCAGATCGAACCGGCATCTTTCGCGTAAGGAGATAGCGATGCTCATTGCCATCACCAAACCGCATCAGCAATTCCCCGTCTCGCTCACCGTCGCCGACTACGAGTTCTCAACAAGCGACGACGGCGACGAGCGCGGGCGCGTCACGCTGCCGCCGACCTTCGCACGCTCCGGCGTGATGACGCAAATCGGCGACGAACTAATCGTCTACTGTACGCAACTCTCGAAAACGATTTGGCGCGGGCAGATCGAGCGGATCGAGGAAGCGCGCGACGGTAGCATCACCTGGCACGCGCTGGGGTTCGGTGCGCTGCAGAGAGACGCACGGATTTCGGTCGTGCGGAATATGACCGATATGAAGAAATGGAAGCCCGTCGGCGAGGGGGTTATAACGAACAGCG